TTCCGTTATTGAAAGTTATGTTTGATGCGTCCGATGGATCTGATTCCGATCCTCGGCTTATATCAGCCTTGCTTGCCTCTCATGGCAACCAGGTTACAACCACTGTACTTGACGAATTTCAGGAACTACCTGAATGTAATTCGGGCCGTGTGTTTATCCCCATTGTTAGAGCTCTCTTAAATAGGAATATTTTAAGAGGTAAGATATTAAAACAAATCAATGCGGGGAAGATCATCACTGAGAGTAGAATACAACAGTATTTCGCTGATGATCAATTAATCCTTCTCCATTTGTTAGAGCAAAATAAACAAAATGAAGAGAGAGATGGAATCGAGTCTACTGATGCAAAAGACAGATCTAACCTTATTGATGCAGCAGTACAAAGTGATGAAAACTCTGTTGCTAATGTTTCAGTTTCTACAGAAGTATTTTCAGTAAACGTGGATATGCAGGTGAATGAAAGTGATCTTGATACTAGAATCTCTATACCTAGCATACAAAAAATTATAGATAATATACCCACTGATAATAGGTCAGTTTGTTTTAATGAATCTGCAAATCAGGTATATATCATCCCAAATAAAGATCAGACTGATATGTATCTTTATAATTCAGTTCCAAAAGTACATGAGTCTGATGAAGAAGAGAAAATTCCAAAACCCATGATTAAAATGAATAAGAATGCTGGAACTAAGGAGGCAGAAGAAGTCGAGTACTTAGGTCGTATTCCATTGGTTAGACATTCCATAGTTCATGAAGGTGAGGATTTGATTAAAAGTAGTATTCTAGACATCAAAAATTCAACTAAGAGGCAGAGAGCTAAGATAATTCACGATTTTGAGTCTTTTATATCCGAAATTGACACTTTTGAAACATCATTCGATGATGTTTGGTTGAGACAAACGGAAAAAGCTACTGATTTCAGTATGGAACATTTTAGGAATAAATTAGTATCTATGGGATTAGATATTAATTGCATAATTCCATCAATTCAGTCTTATGCTAGTAAATGTTTCGAAACACTGGGCATTAACAAACACAAATATATTGCTGTCGACTGCGAATACTATGCTTATGATGATGGTTCTCAATCACTTAGAGAAATTGGCGTTTTGACGGAGTCATCCGCTACGGTTTATAGCCTGAAACCGTCCATCAACAAGGAATGTGTCAGTGATCAATCTTGAACACCCGGAGCCATTGAAATCTCGAGAGATGATCTTGACAAGCTTAGGACTTGGTTAAAAAGTAATAAGATAGTAGGATTTGGTTTTGCGAATGATGCTATGACGTTGGGATGACAGTGTTACATTGATATGCAGAAACATCACCAAGGTAGCTTAAAGAAGATTATGGAGAAAACTGGAATTCTCATTCAGCGTGGATCATCACAACATAGTTCTTTAGTCGACGCTGCCTGAGCTTATTTGCTATTTATTGACTCATTATTAGATAATGTTGAAGTTGGAACTAGAGGTAAACAGATTGTTTACAAGAGCAGACCCAGGAAAACTAAGGTTGTCAAGAAAGATTTGGAAAATGATGATGATGTTGGACCCGGAGTGGCCTGACGTTATGATGAAAGTGTTGATCCATCAAAGTTTTATGTTAAAAGGCTCAATCAATTGGTTGATGATATCAGTACACAGGAATTTATTAATGCATACTCTAGAGTAGGTGATTCAAAGATAGATTCTGTAGGTAGACCGAATTTGAAGAAAATTGAAGACCAGGCCAAAGCTAGAGACCCTGATAAAGGCCGTTATCACTTTACTCACAACAATATGACCCTTTATAGTATACCGGGTGATGAAAATCTATGAGTAGTTCGAGCCTTAAGTTTCATTGCTAACTGATTTGAATATGACGGTCAATATGTAGAGTATGGTGAAGATTGAACGTTCAAATATATGACTTCTATCTCTATGGGTAAGAATTGGAATAAAAAAGATGTTACCACTTGCAAAAAAGAGATTGCCAGAGAGCAAAAGAAGGAATTTTCAGATAAAAACATGAAAGATCTATTAAAAACAGCAGCACAAATAGTGCGTAATTCTAAAAGTAAAAAAGGAATTTCTATGGCTAACGTTGACACTATAACATCTATTCTAAAAGCTAAAACTCTAACTGCTAGCACTGTCAGATTATTATTCCAGAATTGTATTAATGGCACTATTAGAGACGAAGACTTATTGCCTTCAGGAAGATATTTCATTGTTGAGAATGATCATGCATTCGCCTTGGTTATAGGGAATGCTAAAGGTGATTTTACTATCGAGCAATTGTATGATACATTAGCTAAAATGAACAAAACGAATGTTGATGTCGTGCCAAAGAAATGCAAGAAGCCAGAAGCTATTAACATCAGAAAATCAGATAACTTAGAAAAGGAATCGAAAAACGTATGGTATCATTTAACTAAAGGCATTACTCCTAAGTTTAGGATTCCTTATGATAAAGATGATGAATTCAATTGAGCAGCACATGCTATGTTTCATAAGATGGGTATGGAAGTTAATTTGCCTTGGCCCAAGTCATCTTCTGGGTTTGCAGTTTATACTCACCTGAAAAAAGCTATGTATCCAAAACTATTTTATGAAAAAGAAGTTCGGATGATGAAAATCTTTGATACTGTTGAAGTTGGTGGCGGCAAGGATAAGAAAGTACCTCGTAAACATATGGATGAAGTCGACGCCTTTGTTGATACTCTTGACCTCGAGGGTGACTTCGAACATGGTTATCAGTATTTTTATGTCGGTAAATATAAGTATTCAATGGATTATAATGGTTTTATGTATTACGATCGAAAAGCTCTGTCAGCACATCAATGTCATGAATACTTTCAAATTTCTACTGTGGCTGCATGGAGCGAATATTTACTACAGTGTCAAAAAGAGTCAGATCTCGAAAATGGATTCTGAAAAGATGATGAACATTATCAAGTCAACTTGAAGGGCAATGGTTACAGATCGGTGAAATTCTCTCCCATTGTTGAAGAGTTTGGAGACGATTATTATAAAGATGCATTAGATAATGATTATGAATTAGATACGACAACAGTTAAAGATAAAAAGTCTACATTTCAGGCGAAAGTTATTTCCACTAGTAATCTGCGCACAAGTTCTCTGGTGTTCAAGCCCAAAGAATCTGGCTCAGGATCAGCTCGTAAGGATCTAAAAGAATTAACTAGTAATGAGAAGTATACACCATCCGAAGTTGACAAGATTGTTGCTCCATTAATAATGCCAGATTCAGCAGAGAATGTTAAGCATATTGAAGAACAAAAACAATCAACGGTGACACCTATTAGCACATCAATTAATGGAAAAATTGAAGAGCTAAAACAAAAGTGTGAGGTAGCCAAACAAGAATCTACTACATCCTCCAAAAATGTAAAACATGGAAAAACCCATAAGGACGATGATGATGCATTTTTTGAAAAGTTGATCAAGTGCTCTAAGGATAATCATATAAATAAACCCACTATTGCTGATAAGCCACCTATATCTGTTGCTACTATTACAGATCCAGTAAGTTGTGATGAGGAAACATCACAAGTTGAAATATTGTTGAATAAGATGGGATTTACTAATATTATGGAGTCTGAAACAAAAGAAACCAACAGCCAGACACTAGTCAGAGCATTCGATAATTGCAAGCAATACCTTCAAAAGAAAATATTGAAAATCCCTGTTAAAAATAGGTTTGATGGTCTAGAAATTGATGAGGAAGATGTTTTAGATGATGATAATACAGAATCACTGATGAAATTTGATAATGAATCTCAGAGAAAAGAAGCAATATCTAAAAGTGAAATCACCGAGAAACTTTCTCTTGAGACATTAGGAGAGAACATTGATCTTGATGTAGCCACAAGATTATCTTTGAGGGACGCCTTAATTAATTCAGCAAATGAACCAGTAGTAATTCCAGAACAAATTGATGTTACGAATGTACATACTGCATTAACTGCAGCAAGCCCATTTAAGGATGGAGTTATTATGGATAGAGACATCAACCAAGTAATAAGAAATATAACTGAAAAGTGCAAAGAAAATGATGATCAACATTTTACAAGTATTAATTTAGGAAAACTGGAATCGCCATCTTCCGTTAAAGTTGAAGAGATTAAATATTCGGACTTCTTATCAGACAAATTTGCAGATGATATTTCTATTGAGCCTCACCTGAACTTTTATGAAAAGATTAAACTTCAATTAGCTACGGTCAAAGAGAAACGTGAGAAGTTATATCAATTAGAACAAAGACAAAATGAGAGAATTAGGGCTCTCTTTACTCCGTTTATACATATTAAGGAATGTTTTGTTAGTGCATGTTCACGTCTAGCAAAAGGTTATCAAACTATAAGGTGTCTTGGATTCAAGCTATCATGGAGCATATTCAGATGTATACTCTTACCTCAAATCTCTGCTAAAATTAAATCCTTCTTTACTTTACAGGGTATCAAAGATGCTATTCTGCAGCCCATTAAAAATTTTTATGATTATACTAACCAAATCCTTCATTCACTTGGCTTCATAAATTATGTAAAGAATATTGCTAATTCAGCTATCAATGTCAACTATTCTGAACACTTTTCAAAATTTATGATTGATTGAAATAATATTAAAAATAATAGTATAAATGCAGCAAAATCTATTATTGAAACTATTAAGGCTTATGATATCCCTAGCAAAATCAATCACTGTGCTCCTGTGATAATATCAAAATTCCCTGAAATTAAGGATCTGTGAATTAAATATGCTACTACTCAATCTGTTCCCAACATAATGAGCTCAAAAGTCGATTCGCCTTATTATTATTATCAAAATAATTTAAAACTCAATATGCCTCTTGGATTTAAGTCTGAATTTTCTAATCTAAACATTGAGTTACTGAGAGTGCATGACACTATGAGAAAATATGACGTTCTGAAAAATGAAGGATCGGATGCTTTCGACTTCACTTTCGATGATGGGATTTTCAAGGCTACTATACAAGGCAATGTTGGTCCAGATTGAAAGATGTTATTACAAAAATTCATGGGAGTTACAGTCGCTGACTGAGATAAATACTCCAGTAGTGAATCAGGTCATGGGGCCTTAAGAACTATTGATAACATGTTAGTTGCTATGAGCTTCAACCGCATGAAACTGTTTGACAAGAAGGGCAAAGGAAAAAAGATTCTTCTCCTCGGTGTTGGAGATAAATTTTATAAAACCCAAACAATGTTGAAACTTATTCAAGATTCATACAATATGGATGATTTAATTCACTGGCCAATTCGTCCACGTGTTGATTCTTATGACAAACTTTACTATAGTGAAAATTTGCAGGCTTACTTAGACAGAGCTAACCATTGTGATTTTGAATCCTTACAACCATTTGAAGGTACTATAGAGCAATTTCTTCTTCTTAAACATGATATTTTGGTTGAGCTTAAAGAAAGAGGGTACGAAATTATTTACTATATGAATGATGTTACTTATTACCTTAGAGATCTAATTATACCTGAAGATTTATCTGGCAAGTGATTTGTTACAGGTGCTAATTTTTCTCAAACCCTTGGATATGATATCTCATTGCCATTCGGAAATGGGGTATACTCACACACTATTGATTACTCCACTAGAGATAAGGATAATATGTGCTACACAAAGATTAGAATGAATACTACAGGTAATGATCAGTTCTATGAACATCCCTGGACATGGGTTGACAATGCTATGTTTTCTATAAGATACTTGAATTACGCACATATTTTTCATGTTTGCCCATCTGAAGACTTGAAGATCGTGTCATTTAAAGTTCCCTCCATTCTGCATGTTTCTGGATCACCCAACCGTGCGCTTTTTGATAATATGACTAAGGAATTAACTAAGAATGTTGCAATTACTACGACGCATTGCTTCAGTCGCAAAGTTCCTTACAAAGTTGATTATAAGACTTTTTCTATGAGTCAATTGACAGAGCCAGTAGTATGAATGATTACAGCTTGAATTTGTTTTTCTGTCTTTAGTCCATACTTGTTTATACCTGCTATGATAACGAGCTTGAACTCTCTGGTTAAGTACTCACTCAACCGAATCACAGATGCCGATAAATTAAATAAATTCAAATTATTGATGCAAGGTAATCAAATTGCATTTGACATGACCAAGGGTGGATACTCTCTTGATGCAAACATTCTATTAGCCAACGCGCACTATCCTGAGGAAATGAAGTTAGAATTCACAGTTCCAGAAAAAAGGTTACTAGATGTTGGTCATGTTTCTGTAAAATGCCAAGATATAGTTCAAGAGCTCGATCGACAACTAGTGTCTAATGATTGTGCTGACGATGTGATAGATTCTCTCTGGCCCCAGTTCGTTACAAAAGCTAGTGTTCCAAAATGAGGACCATTAAATGATGCTAGAAATGAAGTTGAAGACTATTATGTGGTCAAGGAGCTTGAAGATTTTGATGCAAACACTGATGTGATTCAATTGGAATACCTGCCATATTTTGTTACAGTCTTGAATTATATAAGTGAGAATTACAATAAATTTAAGAGCACAGTTCTAACAAATTCTTCAAAAATATGTTTGTCTGGTTTCAACTTTATCGTGAAAAAGAAACATGAATTCGAATTTTGTGCCAAAAATGGATTGAATAAACTGTATTGATTGATTGGTAGGCAGCTCAGTTCACATGTTAAACCTGAAATCAAGCATGTGAAAAAGTTTAAAAAGTTTTGAAAAAGGTATTTTAAACATTTCTTTAAGAGATGGTCTTCTGATTCGATTAAGGTTATTGATGCTGCTTTGTGGTTAGATTCAAAGAGTACATGGAAGATGTCTAAGAAGATAAAATATCTTAAGAGTATAATGAAAATTTTAAGAGGAGGTTCTAGGAAGATGATTGGCACATTTAAGATGATGGTCAAGTCAGGCGAGGTATTTGAGACTGATGATATCCAAATAGTAGATGGTTTTATACGTGGAGTTGCTGAAAGGCCACGATGTATCTGAATGCCAGATGATGTTGGTTCTAGTTTTTTAACGTTGTTACAGTCTGAACTTTGGGAGCCAATAAAGAATGCTGAACCCGGTTTCATTCAAGGATTAACCAAAGAGAAGAACTTAGATTTGATTAAAAGTCGAATCAACTCTAATATGAGAGCCATAAGCATTGACGGTTCTGCTTTTGATTCAACGCAACATTATGAACTAATGGAGTGTGTTGACAAAGAATTTTGGTATGGCTTGAGACCGTTCATGATTAACTGATTCGAGCGTAGTGGATTTCAGGGAGCTAATGGGCTAGCAGATGCAGTCATCAGGAATGCAACAAAATTCGATCATATTCTTTATGTTAGTTTGCATGACTTGGATGTTGATTTGCCCGCCATGCCTAAAGAACTCATGCGTGAATTACGTAGATGTTGGATGACTAGAGCGACAAAAGATATGTCTAAATGGTTAGCAGTTCCCCTTCATGGTACTACTTTTAGTGGGCACCCTACAGAAACAACTTTGGGCAATACTTTTCGGAGTTTGCTTTATATGTTCTATTATTTGGAATGAGCTGGTTATTATAATCCATTTAATAATAGAAGCATTTTCATAATGGCTGCTGGGGACGATGTGGTTTGTTTCATTCCACATGAAAGATGCGATCAAGTAAGGTTAGTCATTTTGTCATTGACATCTAGAGACCGTTCTAGGCAAACTATTGGTTTAGGCCAGTGTATTAAGAGCGTCAAGATAAGCAACTGGGATGACTTCACGTTTTGTTCAAAGAAGGCTTTCTCCTTTGGTAGCGTTGGTACTTTGCAATTGTTCAGAGATTTTAATAAGACGCTATACATGAAACAGTATTATGTGGGCAATAATGATGTTATTAATGCTGCTCCATATTTACATGCCACAGCAATACTTGATGGGATAGTTGCAGAGAAAGCATCTCGCACTATCGAAGATTTTCTAAAAGTTCGTGTATACTTAGCCAAGAAAAATTGATGAATTAATTTAAGTGCTGATAGAATTGATTTTGAAATTAATGCCCTTAAGGACAAATACAAATATGATTATTTAGTCAATTCTAGTTCTATGTACCAATATGAACACTTGATTGATTCTCATTTAAATATTGATTTCTGAACAGTATTTGAAGCTTTCCTATCTGGTTAAGATTAAAACCATTGTTAAGATCTATTAAGATACGGTAATACACCTTAAAAGTTAACATATGAAAACCCCATACTGGGGTATGTCAGAA